CCGCAAGTTTATGACAATGCTTGAAGACTTCTGGCTACCAAGAAGAGAAGGTGGAAGAGGTACAGAAATTACAACTTTGCCTGGTGGTCAAAATCTAGGGCAGATTGATGATATTGTTTATTTCCAGCGTAAGCTATACAAATCATTGAACGTACCTATTACTCGCCTAGATCCTGAAGTCCAATTTAACCTTGGACGAGCTACGGAAATTACTAGAGACGAAGTAAAGTTTGCTAAGTTTGTATATAGATTACGCAACAAATTTTCACAACTATTCTTAAAGATACTTGAACGTCAGTTAGTACTTAAGGGTGTTATCACTGCAGACGAGTGGAGCATCTTTAAGAATAAGATACGATTCAAGTTCTCTGTCGACAACTATTATGCAGAGCTGAAAGAAACCGAAATTCTGCGTGACCGTATTACAATGCTGAGAGACATAGACGATTACGCTGGGAAGTATTATTCCCATGAGTGGATCCGCCGTCACGTGCTACGTCAGACAGATGCTGAGATCGAAGAGATTGACGAGCAGATACAAGACGAGATGGAGAATCCTCAGTATAATCAACAAGGGGAGCAAGACCAGCAAGGCCAACAAACTCCTGATGAGACAGGTGGTCCGGCCGATTATCAGCCAGTAAATCCACCGGCACAATAATTTTATAAATAAACTATAATATATGACAAGGATAATTTTATGTCAAACACACTAGATTTACTTGGTCTTGCTATCGACAAGAATCCTGTTGACTTTGCTTCTCTAGCCGATCAACTACTTCGTCAAAAGGCTGTAGAAGCTATCGACAACAAGAGAGTCGAGCTAGCTCAAGCTATCTACGGAGACGACTCGAACGAAGATGAAGTCGACACAGTAGATACCGACGATAGCGATTATGACCTAGATGCAGACGGTGATGAATTCGAAGATGACGACGAATTCGATCTAGATGATTTGGATCTTGCAGATTTAGACCTAGAGGACATCGACGATGACGGCCAAGACGCTTAAAGATTTTTTAGAAGTTTACAAACCAAAGTCTCCTGACGAGCAGAAGTTCGTTGACAAGCATGTTACTATCAAGCACAAAGATCGTAACGGCAATGGAGATGACGTATTCAAAGCCACTAACATTAAGACTGTTGAGCGCAAGAAAGAGCGCCATGGTTACGACGTTGGCGAAGATGAAAAGGTTTATGAAGAAGTCGATATCGATGCTCTGCTCGACGAAGCTCTCAACGTACTTCTTTCAATTGACGAAAAGACTCTTACTCCAGCTGAGATGAGAAAGCGCGAAGAAGTGGTTAAGGCTATCAAGCGCACCGATCCAAAGATGGATAAGTCGATGGCTTATGCTATCGCTACTAAGACAGCTAAGCGTGTTGCTGAAGAAGCTGAAGAGCTAGAAGAGCTTTCATCAGACACTGTTAAGTCATATATGGGTAAAGCTATGGGCGATGCTGTTCAAAAGACACAAGCTCAACAGAAGAAAAAATATGCTTCTGATATTAAAGATGATCAAAAGGGCATTGATAAGAGAGTTCGTGGCCTAACTATGGCTAAGAAGAAAATGGCTGCAGAAGAAGTTGAAGTTATTGACGAACTTTCAAAGGCAACCCTCGTATCATATGTTGATAAGGCAGCTGCAGACGTTCATGACTCAGCTTATAGAGCGGGTAAGAAAGAAGGTCAAGGTTCCTTTGACTCAAAGAATCTTGTCAAGAGCATTAAGCGTCAATCCAATATTTATAAGGCTGCTAAGAAACTAGCGAATGAAGAAGTAGAAGCTATCGACGAGCTTTCAAAAGATACGCTGTCTAATTATGCTGATAAAGCATCTGACGCGCGCAGTCATCGTAACCTTTCTACTAAGAAGGTTGACAATCGCTATGCAGGTGTAAAGAAAGCATCTGATAAGTTAGCTACTGAGGAAGTCGAGCATATCGACGAGCTTTCAAAGGCTACAATGGGTCGCTATGTTAACAAAGCAAAAGATTCCATCGATATGACATCCTACAGAAGTGGGATAAAGGATGGAACAGCGATTTCTAGAAATGATCCATACACTCCAAATAATCCGCTAGAGAAAAAGCTATCGAAGCGTCACAAGGGCATCGAAACTGCGGTGAAGAAGCTCACCAAGGAAGAGATCGTCAACCGCACAGTTGAAAAGTATATGCCAGAACTAGCAGACTGGACTCCTATGAGTAAGGACGAAAAGCTAGTTGCTAGGTTAGAGAATAAACTTTCCGAAGGTCATATTCATACACTTCTTGCACTGTTTAATAGCTTGAACGAAGATAATAAAAACAAAATGATGCAGACATGTACTACCGATGAAGGGATTAACTCCCTACTTGATTTTGCTATAAAGAATAGAGGTGAATAATGGCATATACTATTTTATCCAATAAGAAAAATACATCAGCCGTTATACATGTATACGCATCTAACTCATCTTTTAGAGTGGCCGGCAATTCCACTGTGTCTAACGTAGCTATTTCTAACGAGATCATAACAGGTGGTTATATCACACAAGCCATCTGGGGATGTGATCCAAATGGCTATATTGTAATAAAGCGCGGTGCTAATTCGGTTCTATTCTATGCCTCCACAGGCCAGCACGAATATGCTGGTTGTGGTATGCCTATTACAATTGATTCTGGTGCTAACGTTCAAGTAGAGTTTGTCGGCACGGGTAATGGATTTATTACTTTTGAGCTTCAAAAGATTGGCAATTTCACTTCAGAATACATACAGATATAAGAGGATGCAGATGAAACTTATTACAGAAGTTCTTGACGAACTACAATACGTCACAGAAGCAAAAGAAGATGGTAGTAAGAACCTCTACATTGAGGGCATCTTCCTCCAGTCTGCTATCAAGAACCGTAACGGTCGTATGTATCCTGAAGGTGTAATGGACAAGGAAGTTGAACGTTACATGAAGGAAGCTGTCGAAACAAAAACAGCTATGGGCGAACTTGGTCACCCAAATGGTCCACAAATTAATCTGGATCGCGTTTCCCACCGCATCGTGTCCCTCCGTAAAGAAGGCACAGATTATATTGGTAAGGCTCTTATCACAAATACTCCAATGGGTAATATTGCTCGTGGACTCATGGAGTCCGGCGCGCGCCTAGGAGTATCCTCTCGTGGTATGGGCTCGTTGAAGCTTAATAAGGAGGGTGTTAACGAAGTTCAAGACGATTTCAGACTTGCTACTGCTGCTGATATTGTTGCTGATCCTTCTGCACCTAATGCCTGGGTCGATGGCATTATGGAAGGTGTAGAATGGGTTTATGACGAGAGACTTGGATACAAAGCTGTCCAAGTAGCCGAGGAAGCAAAGAATCAAATCGAAAAGGCTGTTTCTTCTCGCCAGCTTCAAGAGAGAAAAGTACAGATATTCGAAAATTACTTGAGAAATCTTTCAAAGATTAAATTTTAATAAATAGACACAAATACCTCATAAGGAGTAAAAAATGGCCGAGAAGGATACACAGGACGTAATCAGCAACGATGAGCTTCAAATTGATGAAGCTGCTGCTGACACACTAAAGCCAGGCGGTGGTTCAGGCGGCGGTGACACAAAGGCAGAAACACTTGCCACATTTACCCAGCTTCTTTCACAGCTTGGTAAGGACGATCTATCGAAGATCTTTAACGACGTTCAGTCACAGTTTGGTCCAAATAAGGCACCTGGTGCTGAGGACAAAGCAGACTCAAACCGCGCTACAGTCGCTGCTAAGGCATCTGATGCTGTTGGCAAGGGCGCTTGGAAAGAAGACATCGACGATATGTTCGGCGGTGACGATCTTACTGAAGAATTCAAAGAAAAAGCTGAAGTTGTATTCGAAGCTGCTGTTAACACACGCATGACAATCGAAACAGCTCGTCTTGAAGAAGAATTCGAGCAGAAAGCAGAAGCTCTAGAAGAAGAGTATGAAACAAAGCTTCAAGAAGCTGCAGAAGGTATTTTCGAAGAAGTATCTACAAAGCTCGACCAATATCTTGACTATGTTGTAGAACAGTGGATGGAAGACAACAAGCTGGCCATCGAAAACACAATCCGTTCTGACATCACAGAAGACTTCATCGAAGGTCTACGTAACCTATTCGCTGAGCACTACATCCGTGTTCCAGAAGAAAAGATTGATATCGTAGCTGAAATGAAAACAGAACTCGAAGAAGCCAGAGCTCAGCTTAACGAAACTCTTGATGAGAAGATCGCTCTTCAAAACATCATCAACGAAGCTACTAAGGAAGCAACTCTTGAAGATGTATCCGAAGGCCTAGTTGAGACTCAAGTTGAAAAGCTACGTGCGCTTGCAGAAGGTATCGAATATACGGATGC